CCAGTTATACAAATCATTATCGCTTCCATACGCTTGATGCGATTGTACAAATCTTTCAGTTGTATTTTCATCTCGGTTTTAATTTCAATAACGTCTTTCTCAACATCATCTATCCGAGAGTGAGCTTGGTTAAGTGTACGTGTTCTCTTATCTACCATTAGCTAGGCTCCGTTGGGAATGTCACATCGTGTGGAAATCCAGATTGTTCTGGTATCTGACGCAAATCTCCGCGATAGGTATACCAATCCTCTGGCACAGTTTGACCAAGTTCTTTTGCTCGTATTGTGACCCAATCACTTTTTGCAAGCAATTCATCGCGTTGCGCCCTAACTGATGCAGCCGCTTCCGCATCTAATGTTGCTTGATACGCAGCCTCATGCTCTGCCTTAGTCGTAGTCGTTTCTTTACCATCTTCATCTGTTTCAGTTGTATCAGCAAACATATCCGTTGCGACATACTTCTCTACCCAGTTCCCGTTGCTGTCTTGCTCAACGCCATCCCTTGCGCTGTATTGATACGCCCCTAGTGTAGCCGCTGGCGATGCCAGTACTGGGTCTATGTTCATAGCATCGCAGACATTTGCGCCCCATACACGAGGCAATGCCATTTGCGGAAATGCTGCACGCCATTCGCCTTGGCTTTTAACTTCGCCTGTTGTGCGTTCTCTGTATTCACCCATTAGATTGATCCTTTCATATGAGTTTGATTATGCGATTGCGTAGAAGATGTATGATTGACCTGCATCATTACCAGTAGTAAAATTACCTGCTACGGTAAAGCCACTACTGTGAGGATCAATGCGATCTTGACCAGTAATTTCAGCATCACTTCTATCTAAAACTAAATAAGGTTCATTACCTGATACAATACCCCTAGCTGTATCCCAAACAGCCCAATTGTTAGTGTCAGTTGTACATTTTAAAAGAACAAATCTAGCACCTGACGAAAAACCACAATCAATTGTTTGGTCAGAATCAGACCCAGTAAAACTTCCTACCTTGGATACTCCTGGGGCACTAGCGAAAAGGTAGGCTATGTAGTTTAAGCCACTATAGTTAACACCTGAACCGGAGCCACCTAAAGTAAACACACTATCTGTTGGTGCAGTATTATTTATCCAAGTATCAGTGGTTTCACTACTGGTATCGTTAAGTGTAAGATACTTGGTAGCACCAGTATCTTTATGATAAACTTTCCAACCGTCTGCATTGCTGCGTGATTTAATCCACATCATTTCTGGTATTGCACCAAGGTTATGGCTTACAGTACGACCTTGTGTTGAGTTTCCTGTGTAGCAACAAACATCGAAATAGCTAGGTGCACGCTTCCACATATAGGCTACAAGTTGAGTAAGCGCACTACCACCGCCAGAACTTGTAACTATTCCTGTTTGATCATCAAAATAATAAAAAGTATCAGTAGTTTCAGCAGCAGTGGTGTCTGTAGCTAAAACTTTCCCACGTGTTAACCTACTGTGAAATTGCCAATTATCACCGTTTTTATTACCTTGTAAAAAAGCATCTACTGGAAAACCAGCAGTATATAATTTGCTTGCACCTCGCCCATCTTGAACTGCAAAAACCTTAGTCGCGTCAGTAGGTGCAGCTAGTGGGCCTCTACGAATTGCCATGTAAATGTGTGGGGAGGACGCAGTATGACCCTCATGTATGAAGCCTGTTGCGGTCGGTTTTATTTCATAGCCACTTGTGTTACTCAAGCTACTTTCTGCGACACTTTGGTTTGGATTGAGTAACTGTCTATTAACAACATCCCATCCACGCATTGTGTCATACATACGCCAATTATCACCACCGCCTGTATCAAATGTAATTATAAATTGAGGCTCAAACCCAAGGGTAACTTCTGTTTCGCCACTAGAAGGCGGTGTGAACGAACCACACTTTATAATGTCTTGGTCACTATCAGGGCCGAACCCACCGTCATTATTGTTGTGGGCAAATAGGTAGGCTACGTAGGTATAGCCATTTGCATTTACATTCGATCCAGTACCAACTGTAAATGCGGTGCTTGTAGGAGCAACAAAGCTAGAACCATTGCCCCAATAATCTGCTTCATATCCTGAAGCACCAGTTTGATCTAATTGTAAATTTTTCCAATTTGTTCCGTCATTTCTGTGCAAAACTTGCCAATGTGAAGTCAAACCAGTACCTTTAACGATAATCATACCTGGAACTGACCCTAAATTATGATTTACAGTAAGACCTGCCGTTCCATTCCCCGTATACGTCACAATATCGCAAAAATTAATGGCTTTGCGAAATGTCCAACTAACTGCTGTATCACCGTTATCATTAAAGTTTGAACCAGACGCAACAGTAAATCCATTATTGTTAAAAGCTGTTATACCCTGATTGTTATTTGCATAATAAGTATTTTCTGCTGCGGTAGAGTCAGAGTTTAAAGGATTTTTTATTCCTCTTACTGTGTCTGTTAAATGATGGTCACTTCCAGACGTAGATCGCTCTTTTATCCAAACCAAACCACCTTCGCCAGAAAGATCAATACCATTATTAATAGTTTGTGCCGAACTTGATCCAGTATACAAAAACGTGGAAAACACCTCGTCTACATCAAGACCTGCGCCGCCAGCCGAACCAGCCGCTGCTTGTAATAATTTAGTTGATATGTTCATTACTTAATATCCTGACCAGCCACCAACAGATTGTATATCGTGCCACCGTCTGTGGTAAAAATCACAAACGTATCAATTGCATTTGCCGTTGCTGTTAGTGTCGGTGCAGTACCACCTACAAAGTCTACAGTACCAGGAAATGTCACCGTGTAACCTGATCCAGACGCATCTTGTTTTATCTTAAGAACGAAACTAGATACCTTGCCTGATGCGGCTGGATTGCTAAACGTATACGTTACATTCTCAGTCAGCGTGTGCTCAAACACATTGCCATCACGTAGGTTAAGCGTAGCCGCATTACTGCTAGATGATACCGTTGTGCTTTCCTCGATTGTGCCGTTGTCAAAAGTCGTAACACCATTTGCATCGGCTGTAACAAAAGCACTTGCGTTAGAAGTTCCAAGAGCATTTGGCAGCTTAACAGTATAAGTTGCTGATGCGCTGTGCGGTGCAGACTGTATCGTTATGCCGTGAGAGTTATTCTCACAGTTAAGAACAATCGAGCCTTGATTTGTATTACCTTTGACTACAACGCGACCTGTACCATTTGGCGCAAGGTCAATATCTGCGTTAGAGGTTGTTACAATATCCTGACCGTTCATGTCTAAGTCAGCGCCCAATTGCGGAGAACCATCAGCGGCCAAACTTGCTATGCCGGGAGATATGCCAACCCATGCTGATCCGTTGTAGTATTTCAGTGTATTGCTAGTGCTATTGTATGCTAAATCGCCTTCATCAAGCGAACTCGTTGGATCTGAACTATCGACCCGATACCGTTCTGCAAAACTATTTACACCAGATATATTAGTAGCAACGGTTGTAATATTGCTGTTAGCACCAGCAACAGTTGTTACATTGGCAGAAATGCCAGCCACTGTTGATATGTTTGCAGATATACCAGCGACTGTATTTACGTTGCTTATTGCACCAGCCACAGTGTTTACATTTGATATACCACTGGCAACCGTACCAATATCCGTACCATCGTTAGCCACTGTCGTAACGTTACTGCTTATTCCAGCAACCGTTGTAACATTGCTAGATATACCAGCTACTGTCGTAACGTTAGCAGAGATACCAGCGACTGTATTAATATTAGTTTGGTTACTTGCTGCTACGGTAATCGTTATAAACGCAGACCCATTCCAAACTTTGAACTCACCATCCGTTGTATTAAAATATAGCGCCCCTGTTATAAGCGCATCACCATCATTGTCCGTACCAGGATCGCTAGACTTTGCACCTAAGTACCGATCATCAAAACTATCATATGAAGCTGCTGCGTTTGTTGCCGATGTTGCTGCTTCACTTGCTTTAGTCGTTGCAGTCGTAGCACTTGTTGCGGCCTCACTAGCCTTGGTTGTTGCTGTAGTCGCACTTGCAGCCGCATTAGTAGCTGATGTTGTTGCAGATGCAGCATCAACAATAAGATCATACTTTGCACTATTAGAATTAGTTGTAAGAGGCTGAGAACCGCTAGACGTATGCGCTGTATTTACAAGGAATATGTTATTAGTGCTTGTGTCTTTGACTATATCACGCACATTGTAAGAGGTACTAGCTGCCCAGTCACCGCGAAAAATACCAAGCTCTTGTGCTATAGATAAATTACCAGAACTATCGAAACTAAACAATTTGTTCGCTCGATCTGTTGCAGAAATGGTAAACTCAGAACCAGTGAGTGTGTTTGTACGTGAAGCTTTAATCGCACGACTTAATTCTTCTTCGTGCTTTTGTGTCATAAACACCACTTTGTCTAACGCTTCTTCTAACGATTGCGCCGGAAACGGATCATTCGGAACAAGATCTAGACCTTGCGTAAGAGGCTGTTCACGTATGATAACGACCGTAACACCGCTTGCTGGGGCAGAACCAAACACCACGTTACCGCCACTAGCTTCACCTACACCTGATACAGTATAGTGTGTTGTTATGGTCTGTGTTGTTTCTGTGCCGTCTGCCGCCCTAAGAATAACTGTTAAATCACCTTGATCAAATATCTTAAAACTATAAGCAAAC